TTTTGAACGACACGGCAGAGGTAGCAACAGTATCAGCAACAGCGGCTACAGGCACGATCAACTACGATGTCACCACCCAGTCTGTCCAGTACTACACCAGCAACGCATCAGCAAACTGGACTGTCAACTTCAGAGCGTCATCAGGCACATCACTGAACACCGCCATGACCACGGGGCAGTCTGTGACTGTGGCTTTCCTTGTCACGCAAGGCTCGACTGCTTACTACAACAATGTGGTGCAGGTAGACGGCTCAACGGTGACGCCTAAGTATCAAGGCGGCACAGCGTATGCGGCTGGTAATGCAAGTTCAGTTGATGTCTATATGTACACCATCATCAAGACAGGCAGTGCGGCATTCACTGTGTTTACTTCACAGACCAAGTTTGCGTAAGGACTGATATGCCATTAGTACAAACTAGGGGCGCGGCATCTGCCCAAGGCTTTGGTGAGTTTGCACAGGTAACTGCTGTTAACTACATCGAGGACGTGTTCAGCACGTACCTTTATGCTGGTAATAGCGGTACACAAAGTATTGTTAATGGAATTGACCTATCTACTAAAGGTGGGTTGGTTTGGGTTAAAAATAGAGGGGTAGATGTAAATCATCAACTTTCTGACACAGTAAATGGGATGACATTTACTAGCGCAAAGTATTTAAGAAGTAATTTGGATTCTGCTATTTCAGATAACGGCCCTAATTTTCAACGGGCTGATAGTGTAGGTTTTACATGGGGAACTGATTCGGCTAGTAGTGGTTTTAATCTAACTGGTAATAATTACGTCTCATGGACATTCCGAGAGCAGCCAAAGTTCTTTGATGTTGTGACTTATACGGGGACGGGTTCAAACACCACTATTGCCCACAGCCTCGGCTCTGTACCCGGTAGCATTATTGTCAAGCGCACAGACACCACAGCAGCGTGGGCTGTCTACCACCGCAGTCTTGCCAATACCGAATATCTTGTTTTAAACAGCACAGCCGCCAAAGCTACAGGCGCAACACGATGGAACTCAACAACACCAACAGACACAGTGTTTAGTCTTGGAACGGATGCTACTGTTAACGCATCTGGTGGCACCTACGTAGCCTACCTCTTTGCCCATGACGCAGGCGGCTTTGGCCTGACGGGTACGGACAATGTGATTTCGTGTGGGTCGTTTACTACTGATGGCAGTGGCAATGCAACTGTGAGCCTTGGTTATGAACCTCAGTGGGTTTTGTATAAAGGTGCATCAGGCACTGGGGGCGCAAGTGATTGGGTTTTGGCTGACACTATGCGTGGTTATGCGTTTAGTGGTGGAAAGTATTTAGCGCCAAACTCTAGCCAAACTGAAGGTGGTTTAACAGGGAACCCAACTGCAACTGGATTTGTGGTTAGTGACACAATAAATACCACCTACATCTACATAGCCATACGCCGTGGCCCGATGAAAGTGCCTACGCTGGGGACGAGTGTGTTTAGTCCAAATGTTGTGAATGCGCCATTGGCAACAAAAACAACTGTTGGGTTTCCTATAGATTTGCAGATATTCAATTACTTACCGGGAGATGGGGGTAATAGCCCTGTTCTTACTAGACTTGCCGGTGTCTCTACAAACTCCACATCAAGTGGGTCTTTGTTAAAAACATCATCTACTGCCGCAGAGTCTTCCGCCGCCGGGTTTTGCCTTGGTTGGGACAATACGGGTTTCCAAATGCCTAGTGGCTACACAAACAGTAATGTAGTCTTTTACAATTTTGGACGCGCCCCCGGCTTCTTTGATGAGGTTTGCTATACGGGGGATGACGCTGACGGAAGAGCAGTCACACACAATCTGACGACAACACCAGAATTAATAATTGTAAAAAGTAGAAGTGCAAGTGCTGCTCCATCGTGGTGGGTATGGAACGCAAGTACTTCTGGTGGGCTTATATTAAATTCTAGTGATGCAGCATCTATTTTTTATTGGAGTCCAACGGACACTCCGACTACAACAACATTTAAGGTGAGCCGTAGCTATGGAACAAACTATGTAAGTGCCACATACGTTGCCTACCTCTTTGCAACCTGCGCCGGAGTCTCCAAAATAGGCTCATACACAGGCACAGGTACAACCCAGACCATCAACTGCGGCTTCACAGGCGGGGCGCGGTTCGTTCTCATCAAGCGCACCGACTCAACGGGTGACTGGTACGTCTGGGACAGCGCACGGGGCATCGTGGCGGGTAACGACCCTTACCTGCTCTTGAACAGCACAGCGGCTGAAGTCACGAGTACAGACTACATTGACACAGCATCAACAGGCTTTGAGATCAGCAGTACAGCGCCAGCCGCTATCAATGCTTCAGCAGGAACATTCATCTTCTTGGCAATCGCGTAAGGAATCACAATGCAGATACGAACACAAACAGGCGCGGTAATGTACGAGGCAGAGTTTCGTGCATACCAAAAAGCCAATGGTGGCCCATCATGGGAGACAACAACAACTGAAGTCTTAGAGGCTTTGGGTGCTGATGTGGTCTTTGAAGGCCCACAAGCCTCTGGCGGGACGGTCTACCAATACAGCCAAGCAGCTGGCGTTGAGCAGATTGATGGCAAGTGGTACACCAAGTACATCCTTGGCCCTGTCTTCACTGATGGCGAGACAACTGCTGCCGAGCAAGAGGCTGCTTACAAGGCCAGCAAGGACGCAGAGCAAGCCAAGGCGGTACGCACCAGCCGGGATGACAAGCTGACTGAGACTGATTGGCGGTTTCGCAGTGATATGACACCTTCACAGGCGTGGAAAGATTACTGCCAAGCCTTGCGAGACATCCCAGCACAGGCTGGATTCCCTTGGACAATCACTTGGCCTGACGCACCATGAGTGAAATAGACATCCGATTGACGAGCCATGAGGCCGTTTGTGCTGAGAGGTATGCACAGATCAATGCAAGGCTCAAGCGGCTGGAAGGTGTGATTATGAAGACCACGGGTGTCTTAATCGTCTCCATGTCTGCCATCGTCTACGCATCTCTGACCTTTGGACGATGAAGTGGACTTATTTGAAGTCCTGTCCAAGTCATGGCCGATTTTGCTGGCGCTGATCACTCTGATTATTGTGCTGGCTAAACTTGATCTGAGAGTGGCGGTACTGGAAGAGAAGATCAAGGCTTTATTTGAAATGTGGAACAGGCGGGACAAATGATTGACGTAACCAAAGCCATTGGAGCCGTTGCAGCCAGCATTGCAGCCATTGGCGGCGGTTACACGCTTGCAGACAAGTTTGGTTGGTTTGACAGGGCTATCCTTGAGTGGTCACCCGAGCATTTTAAAATCACAGCGGCGGTTGGACAGCCCATCAACGTCACAGTGGCCCGGATCAAAAAGCGGGATGACTGCTCCGTGGAGAGTTTTACCCCCAGCATCCGTGACGCAGCAGGCATGGTGCATGAGGCAACGACCACCGCAAGCAAGTTCAGCGGCCCCGCTGGGCCGACGATTGACACGTTTACATACCAGCTTACGATGGTGCGAAAAGAAAAGATTGCACCGGGCACAGCCACACTGCTGGCAACAATCAAATATAAATGTCCTGAAGGTGAGCGCGTTGTGCAGTACCCCCGCCATGCAAACCTGAGTTTTGACTTAAAGGGCTGATTATGATTACTCTGATTACTACATTGGTCAGCTTCCTTGCTGGCGGCTTACCCAAGCTGCTTGGGTTCTTTCAGGACCGTGCGGACAAGAGCCACGAGATGGCAATGGCGCGACTCCAGACTGAGCGTGAACTGGAACTCCGCAAGGCGGGTTTTGAAGCCCAACAACGGGTGGAAGAGATCAGGGTAGAGGGCCAGATGATTGAGGCCGCATCAGCAGAGCGCAGCGCCCTGTACGCCCACGACATAGCCATTGGGCAAGGTGCATCACAGTGGATGGTGAATCTCCGTGCGGGTGTTCGGCCCCTTATCACCTATGGCCTGTTCCTCCTGCTGGTGTTCGTTGACGTTGCCGGGTTTGTCTACGCTTGGCAGCACGGTGTAGATTTCCAGATCATGCTGGACAATATTTGGGATGACGAAACTCAAATCATTTGGGCGAGTGTCATTTCTTTCTGGTTTGGAAGCCAAGCGTTCAGCAAGAAATGAAAGTCTCTCAACGGTGCAAAGAGATGATCAAGCACCACGAGGGTGTGCGATTTAAACCGTACCGCTGCCCAGCGCGTCTTTGGACTGTAGGAGTTGGTCATGTCTTATACCCCGATCAAGGTCGTTTACCTCTGGATCAAAGAGACGCTTACCCGCTTAAAGCGGAAGATAACCGCGTATTTTCAGGAGCCGAAGTAGATGGAATCCTTGGTGCTGATCTCCAGCGATTTGAAGTTGGGGTCGCCAAACTTTTTCCTGTGGTTCTTACCCAAGGCCAAAACGACGCTCTTGTCAGCTTTGCTTTTAATCTCGGTTTGGGAGGAGTTCAGCGATCAACCCTCCGTCAGAAGGTTCTTAGGGGAGAGATTGAAACGGCGGCAGACGAGTTCTTGAAGTTTACACGGGGCGGGGGTAAAATCCTACCGGGGCTAGTCAAACGCCGCAATGACGAACGCGCCCTGTTTCTGTCTTAGCCATTTAACGTCGGATAACGGAGAAAAAAATGACAGTCGCAGCCGTAATGACGTACGACAGTTTGGTCAATGACATCCAGACCTATCTGGAACGCACAGATGCCCAAACTTTAGACAAAATTCCGCAGTTCATCATGCTGGCAGAGCAGATCATTGCGGCTGAGATCAAATTTCTTGGCAACTTGACTGTGGCCACAAGCAACATGGTTGCGTCCGAGAACGTAATTCCCAAGCCTGCACGCTGGCGCAAGACTGTTTCAATGAACATCACCGTGGCAGGCAAGCGCCAGCCTGTGCTGCTTCGGACCTACGAGTACATCCGCGAGTATTGGCCAGAAGCGGCCAGCACTGACGTGCCGCTGTATTTTTGCGACTACGACTACGAGCACTGGTTGGTAGGGCCCACCCCTACACTGGCCTACTCCTACGAGGTGCTGTATTACGAGCGCGTGCAGCCTTTGGACTCATCGAACCAATCGAGCTGGTTCACCCAGTACGCCCCACAGGCGCTGCTGTATGGCACTTTGCTGCAAGCCATGCCGTTCCTCAAGAATGACGAGCGCATGCCTATGTGGCAGAGCAATTACGACAAAATCATTGAAGTCCTGAAGACAGAGAACGTCATTCGTGCTGCTGATCGTCAGGCGATTGTGAGGGATTCATGAAAACGTGGTCTCTTTACATTGTGACCAATGCTTGCAACGGCAAGCAGTACGTTGGCCTCACCAAAAATTTAGATCGCAGGCTCAAGCAACACATGTCTGCAAATGGAAGCGCCCCCGCGCTCCATGCGGCCATCAAAAAGCATGGGGCTGACAAGTTTATTTTTTCTCATATCTGTGATGCCTTTGATTTTGACGCTGCCTGTGACCTTGAGAGGATGCTCATTCAACAGCACAACACCAAAGCCCCTTTGGGTTACAACCTCACAGACGGTGGCGAGGGTGTTGCCGGGCGTCCGATGACAGATCAAGATAAGCAGATTCGTAAAATTGCATCGTCTGCGTATGCCGCATCTTTGACCTTAGAAGAGCGATCAGAAAAATTTGGATGGGCAAAAGGTCGGAAATGGACATCTGATCAAATTGAAAAGATTCGGACATCCAATAAGGGAAAAAATATTGGCAAGAAGCCTACTGAAGAGGTTCGCGCCAAAATGTCTGTCTCACATAAATCTAGGACTCGCAACCCTTTGAGCGAAGAAACTAAAGAAAAAATTCGCCAGTCTCTTCTTGGCCGCAAAATGCCAGAATCAGAAAAACCAAAGCATGTAAGTTTTTTAGGGCGCAAGCACACGGAAGAGACTAAGGCAAAAATTAGGGCTTCCAACATAGCCACAAAAGCCATAAGCAAAGCGCGGCGGCTTGCAGAAAACAAGGTGACCTTATGAGTTTCAATAGTCCCTTCAGCGGACAAATTATCCAGCCGACCGACGTCTCATACCGCAGCATCACGCTTTCTGCTGATTCAACGCTTTCGTGGCCAATCAATGGGAGCGACACCGACAACGCGGCGGCCCGCGTCATGGACGTCACGTCGCTGTCAAGCGGCTTGGTGTTGGCGGGCGTCCTTGTTACAGGCACGGCAGGCCAGTGCTCTTGCACTACAACTCCTAGCCTGTTTGTTGGCCAAGCCGTTGTTGTTGCCGGGACTCTAACTGGCACGTCAACGGGCCTTGTCAGCGGCACCACCTACTACATAATTCTCACCAACGGCTCAACAACTTTCACGCTGTCGTCTACTTTAGGCGGCACGGCGGTGGCCACCACGGCCGGCACGACTACCGGGCTGACCTTCACGCTTGACTCGTTTACCTTGGACATGCCGCCTGCAAATCAGGCGTCTGTGGGTATTGATGCCTTGTTCCGCAACGTCGGGTCTTACAGTTTTGAGGTCAGGACTTACGCAGGCGGCTCAATCGTCACGATCGCCCCCGGTGAGGCTAAGTACATTTACCTGACAACCAACGCCACCACGGCGGGCACATGGGGCCTAATAGCCTTTGGCGTGGGTACATCCAACGTGGATGCGGCCACCCTTGCTGGATTTGGCCTCAAGGCCATCTCTAACACCTTGAACGGGGCTATTGAGGTCAACACCTTTGCGTCCAACTACACCGCTCTGGCCACAGACCGGGCCTCAACCTATGTCTGGACCGGCGGCGCTGGCACCCTAACCCTAACGTCAGCCGTCACGCTGGGCAACGACTGGTACATGATGGTCCGCAACGGCGGGACTGGCACGTTGACCATTGCGCCATCTGGCGGTGACCTGATTAATGGCGCTGCAAATATTTCATTGCAGCCTGCCGACTCTTGTGTGCTTTGCTGCTCCGGCTCTGCCTTCTTCACTGTTGGCTTGGGCCGTAGCACCCAGTTCAACTTTACCCAGCTCACCAAGGCTGTAGTGACTGGCAGCTACACCCTGACCGCCGCCGAGGCCGCCAATGTAATTCAAAAGTACACCGGGACCCTGACGGGCAACGTGACCGTAGTTTTGCCCCAGACGGTGCAGGTGTACTACATCACAAACCAGACCAATGGTGGAGGCCCCGGCTACCAGATCACCTTTACCACGAGCGGTGGCGGGGCTACGGCAACCGTACCTGCGAGCCAACAGGTGATCCTGCTGTGCGACTCGGTCAACTTGCTCAACGCCTCAACGATCGCTGCTGGTGCGTCGAATGTGTCTTTGGTGGACGGCACGGTGGGAGCCCCGTCGCTGAACTTTGCAACGGAGACGTCAACAGGCATCTACCGACCCGGCTCTGGTGAGTTTGGTATTGCAATCTTGGGCGTCAAGCTGTTTGGTTTAACGGCTACAGGGCTGAACATACCCGGCACCGGCAACTTTACTGGGGGTGTTCAGGGCGGGGTTTTCTGATGGCAACCAAGGTTTTTACCCTTGACACAAAGCCGGGCATTCAACGCGACGGCACAGTCTTTGACAAAATTTTTTACACCGACGGCGAGTGGGTGCGATTTCAACGTGGCCGCCCCCGCAAGATTGGTGGCTATCGTGTCATCTCTGACCAGCTTACGGGCCCCTCTCGTGGGATCTGGGTCAACACTCAGAACGCCTTCACCTCAATTTTCAGCGGTTACAACGACGGTCTGCAAGTTCTGACCATTGACAACAACGGCGTTGGCGCTGGTGTTGACAACTTTACGCTGACCAATTTCACAGCATCTGACCTAAACCTGTGGCAGTTTGACGGTTTCTATGACGTCTCAGGAGCCGGCATCCAGTCGCTTGTAGCGCACCCGGGTTTGAACCTGAACTCAATCAGCAATAACAGCAACACGCCTGTGCTGATTGGCGACATTGCTGCCTTAAATATGCAGCAGGTTGGCGTTTTTACTGATACCGGCTCTACTACAAATGCAAGCCCCAATGTAACTTTTGCAGCAGTAAACACGCTGATCGGAGCTGGGCAGTCGGTGACGGGGTCGGGAATCCCCGCAAATACAACCGTTGTTTCTGTTGATCTTGTGGGAACCACAATTACCTTGGCCGGGGTTGCCATAACCGGAGTAGCCGGGCAGTGTTCGTGCAGCGCAACCACCCTAGTTCTAAACCAATCAATTGTTGTCAGTGGAACTTTGACGGGTACTGGGAGCGGGATTTCTGCCGGGACTTATTTCATCATTGCAACAAACGGAACCACCACCTTCACGCTGTCAACAACTTATGGCGGGCCGGCAATTGTTACAACGGCCGGGACAACTGCCGGACTGACGTTTGTTGTGCAGGTGTCTAGTTTGTGGACCGTTGTTTTGAGCGCAAACGCAACCGCTACGGCCTCCGTCACCCTGACCTTCAACAACAACATCTCAGTCTCTGGCGGCGTTGTGTCGCTGCACCCGTACCTATTCGTGTACGGCAACGACGGTCTGATTCAGAACTGTTCGGCCGGCAACCCCAGCGACTGGGTCTCTGCCGACGCCAATGCGACCAACGTGGCCTCCGGCAAGATTGTCCAAGGGCTACCCGTCAGGGGCGGCTCAAACGCGCCTTCTGGGCTGTTCTGGAGCCTTGACAGCCTAATCCGCGTGTCATTCATTGGCGGCACGGGGACGCCGGCTCAATACTGGCGCTACGACATCATCAGCAGCCAGTCCTCAATCCTGTCTTCCCAGTCGGCAATTGAGTACGACGGCGTCTATTACTGGTGCGGCGTGGACCGCTTCCTGCTGTACAACGGTGTGGTCAAGGAGATCCCCAACAGCATGAACCAGAATTACTTCTTTGACAACCTGAACTACGACCAGCGTCAGAAAGTTTGGGTAACAAAGGTTCCGCGTTTTGGCGAGATCTGGTGGTTCTACCCCCGTGGCGATGCAACCGAATGCACCGACGCCATCATCTACAACGTGCGCGAGAACATTTGGTACGACGCGGGTGAGGCTCGCGGTGCCCAGCGCTCTGCCGGGTACTTTTCGCAGGTGTTTGCCTTCCCCGTGGCCGCTGACTGGCATGTCAGCGAAGCTGAGATCGTGTTTACTGATACTTTTAACACGGTGTCTGGCAGCGTTTTCCTCTACAGCGACACCTACAACACGCAAGTTGCGATTGGCCAAGTCATCACTGGCACCAACATCCCGGCAAACACGACCGTGGTGGCCATCACGACCAGCAACATCAAGACGCTTGGAGCAATCACCGGAGGCTCAGGCTACGTCGATGCCACCTACACCAACGTAACCCTCACAGGAGGGTCAGGATTGGGCGCTAAGGCCACGATTGTTGTTTCTGGTGGGGCAGTGACCACCGTGACCGTTACGGCTCGTGGAGCGGGTTATTTGGTAGGCAACGCCCTGAGCGCCACGGCAGCCAGTTTGGGCGGCACGGGGGCTGGGTTTTCCATTCCTGTGTCGGCCATCTACCTTCAGGCTATTCAAATGTCGGCGGCGGCTACGGGCACGGGTGCGGTGTCATTGACCTTTTCAATCCCGGCTGACCTCATTGCCATGTACCAACATGAAATTGGCACGGACGAGATTGATGGCCAGAACGTGTTGGCCATCCCCAGCTCGTTTGAGACTAATGACCTTGGCTGGGTCTCTGGCGGCCCGTCCCAGCTTACAGCAGAAGGCCAAAACCGCTGGATCCGACTCGATCGGATTGAGCCGGATTTCATCCAATCCGGTGAAATGTCGGTAATTGTTACCGGACGCCCGTTCGCTCAGGGCGAGGACAAGGAGTCCGACCCTTACTTTTTTGGTCCCAACAACGGCAAAATTGACATGCGAGAGCAGCGCCGGGAGCTGCGCCTCAAGTTCACCTCTGACGTGGCCGGGGGGGATTATCAGCTTGGCAAGATCTTGCTTAGTGCCGAGATCGGCGATTCGAGGCCATATGGCTCTTAACCCCGCACAGATCTATGACCCCCGCTATAGCACGTTTGAGTCGTGGGCAAGCCTTATGTGCGAGCTGTACGGGGCTCAAAACCTCCAGATCCCCGATGCCCAGACGGACTGGAAGTTGTGGGGCAATGGCCTGAACGCAATCGACGTTTTTTCAAACGAGGCCACGCCCCGCACGGATCAGTACGACAATTGGTTTGATTGGGCCGAGGCCATGGTGGCTGCGGTTAACCCGGCAACTCAAACAACATGAGCTGGTTTGGCGATCTTAAAATAAAGACCGTAATATGACTTACGAAAACAGCGGGTGGGCGATTGATGCAGCAGCTTTCAAAAATGCAATCAACGGAAAACTTCGCAATAATTTGTGGCGCTCCGTTGACGGTTCAAATGAGTCAGTATCATTTCAACTTGCCAACGGCAAGGTCTGGAGCCCTACTGGCGCAGCTTCAGGCATCACTTACCACCCATATGATCCGGGCGGTAGGTATTTAGGGGAAAGGGAGACGGGCGGAGGGCAGGGGGGAACCGCTACCGTATCAGAGTACAGCCAGCCTAACCCAGTAGCCTACTACGAAGTCAACGGTGACTTGAGCGAAATGCTTGGAACTCCGGGTTCCGATAAGCACGTCAGCGTCAAGTACATAGAAAAAAACGGCAAGATGGTTCCAATGCAGGAACCCGAGTATTGGAACTGGCAGCCTGATCTAGCTTTCCAAAAAGCATTGCTCGTAATGGGCGCTGCCATTATTGGTGCGCCTTACGTTGCCAACCTACTAGCGTCATCAGGCATTGCCGGCGCTGCCGGAGCACTTGAAGGCTTAGGGGTCGCTGACCTAGCCGGCGGCCTGTCTAGCACTGTTTTGTCTACTGCTGGCACGGAGTTGGCTGCTACCGGGGCTATAGCTGCCGGAGATGCTGCGGCAAGTGCAGCAGTTGCTTCAAACGTAGCAACTGCCGCCGCCTCGTCTAATTTCACGCTATCAGGGCTTCTTACTGCTCCCGGGACGACCATTGGCTCCGCTCTTGGAATTACCAATCCAACCTTGGCCAGTGCAGTAGGCAACGTCATCATCAACACAGCCACCAACGGCGGGGATGTAGGCAAAGCAATTGAAGGTGCCTTCCTGTCTGCCGGTTTAAGCTTTGTAGGCTCTGGTGTTTCTAATGCTGTAAACAGCGCGTTACAAGGTGTTGACCTTCCAGCTTTTGTCAAATCAGGAATAACGCAAGGCGTTACCAGTGTTGTAAACGCGGGGTTAACTGGTCAAAATCCCCTAAATGCATTGGCTGGCGCTGCGATCGGAACAGCAGTAAGTGGCATTACTAATGCCATGCCGGGCTTTAGCCAGCTACCGCCAGCAGCCCAAAACGTAGCTAGAGCCTCTATTTCAGCAGCGTTAACGGGTAGAGACATTACCAATGCAGCTCTAAATGCCGCGCTTGTAGAAGGTAAAAAAGCTGCTGTTAATTACATCGACACTGCAACGGGTTTGACCCCGGACGTAAAAGCAATCGCCGACGCCTACAGGGACCCAAGCCGTGCTCTTGATGTAGTTCAAACCTCGGCACCCCCCCCCGCCGCGCAAGGTGCTGTTGCACAGCTCTATCGGGATATTGTTGGCAGGGAGCCAGATCCAACCGCATTAGATTTTTGGCAAACCGCGTTTGGGTCGAGCGTAGAGCAAAGCGAAATTGACTCATTTGCCAAAACAGTAAGGCAATCAGAACCAAACATAGATGTTGTTGGTAACTTGCAACGCGCCGGCTTAACAGAAACTACTCCAGTTACAGGATCAAATGTAACTGGGACTGCGCTTCCTCCTGTAAGTGGCACAAACGTAACGCCTACCATAGGCGGGGCCGCAGACGGTAGTACAGGAACAACTTATGTTACCCCTACCCAAGGGGGCGCGGCAGACGGTAGCACCGGAACAAGTTACGTAACGCCAACTGTAGGCGGTGCAGTGGACGGTAGCACCGGGACTGTGGTAACGCCGACTCCTGTTGATGCAGGTGGCGGCACAAATATAACCACTAATCAAGCTACGCAACTGAAAGACGGAAGTGGTTCCGCACTTAAATTAACAGATGCAGAAATTGATTCTTTAGTTGCCAAACAACTGGTATTCGATGGCGGGGACTACAACACCAAACAAGATGCAGCCAATGCCGCACGTCTTGCTGGGTACACGCAATTTGACTACGACAACAGCGTCTATAGCATGACGGGTGATGGGCCCACTGAAAAAGATGTTTTTCAAGCGCTTATTAACGATGCCCCTAATCAAAATGCGGCATTTAAAGTTGCTCGTTCACTGTTTGGCACCAATCAAACCTTTGATTACAAAGGAAGCACGCTTACAACAATAACTGCGGATGAGCAAAATGCGCGTACACAAGCAGTCGCCTATAACGATCCAAGCCGTGCTCTTGATAATTTTTACTCTGGCAACGTAAGGTACTCTGGCTATGACGTAGCAGGTGACGTTGCTGGCAAAATTAAATTAACAGCCCCGGCTCAAACAATTCTTGATCAGTTAATTGCAACTGGAGCATCGGCACTTGGTCAGCAAATGGAAACATACGCAGCGGGTGTTTCATTAGCATCTGGCACAAGTTTTCAAAATTCAGTATC